GACCTAAGTAAAGAATTATATGATTTTAGTAAACCTGAAGAAGAAATTAGTGACAGTGATGCCATAATATTGGGTAGAAGATTCGCTTTAAAAATTAAACAAGTTTTCGGTAGTTCTAATACTATAGGTATTATAGATGAAAATCTAGGCAGTTCAGAAGATGTTCTAGTATTTTTTGGCAAATCTTTTACTGCCATGAAAACAGAAATTAATGCTGTAATTAATACAGCTATTAAAAAAGTATTTACGAGTATTGTAGCTGAAGTTAATACAAAGTATCAGAATAGTATCAAGACAATAAGTGTAGGATATGTAGTAAATTTCGGGCATGGGATGGTTATATCTAAAGAAGGTACTGAAGAATTCGGTAAGTTTATGAACGCCCCCGGGTTTGCATCTTCAGTATATGGAGTAGCAAAAGGTGCCGCTAAAATATCTGGCATGACTGCTCAGCAGGCGGCTAGTATTTACAAAGAGAAAAGTGGCTTAATTTCAAATACTATAGAGCTAACTAAAGCTTTTGATAGTGAATTTGGTATTTTAATGAGTTTGGCTGTTACTATAACATTTCCTGAAGACTGGGATATAAATCAAAGTAGAGGTAGAGGGCCGGAAAAAGGTACTAAAGGTGATTTAGTATATAGGAATAAAACTACAAGAAGTAGTAAAGATAAATCCGAGTACATAAAATTTATTATAGAAGCATTAAGAAAAAATGTTCTTACAGCCAATCCTGCAGCAGGTACCTCTTCTAGAAGCATTAATGATTTCTTCACGGATACTATAGTTTCATTACTACTAGGTAAAAAAGTTGTAAATGAAAAAACAAAAGTAATTAGAAAACGTGTTACTCCTATTAAAACTAGGAGTATAGATAAATCTAAGATTAAATTAGTGGTCTACGCAGAACCACAGGTAGTAGGTCCTACAGGTACTACTTCTTTCCCTATAGCCCCCAGGTTACGTACCACCGGTGGTCAATTTACTAGTTTAGTATCTATACAGAATATTTTAAATCAGAACTTGCATAATCAGATTCAACAAAATATGGGTATAGGCAATCGTAGAGATATTCTTAATTACCGTACCGGACGTTTTGCAGAATCTGCTAGAGTAGAGAAGATGAGTCAGTCTAGAGAGGGTATGATTACCGCTTTCTATAGTTATATGCGTAATCCTTATGCAACTTTTTCATTTGGTGGTGCGCAAGCTAGTCCGGCCACCAGAGACCCTAAACTGCTAATATCTAGGTCAATTAGAGAAATCGGAGCCACAATGGTTGGAAACAGAATGAGGGCGGTATTAGTATGAGCAGAAGAAATTCAATAGTTAAAGCCCTCGCTGAAAAATTCAAAATCATTGATGGATCTGCAGGATATAAAACTAATCTTTTTGATAACTCATTCGCAAAACTAAAGTTTTGGGATGAGACTAACGATTTCCCTTCGGTCTTCGTCGTAGCCGGTTCAGAGGCTCGGGAGTACCACCCTAGTGCTTTTACATGGGGATACCTAGGTGTAAGCCTAAAAGTATACTGTAAAGGCGAAGACTCACAGCAATTACTGGAAGACTTATTAGAAGATGTAGAGAATGTTATTGACGCTAACCGTGTACTAGTATATGATGATACTAATAACTACGAGACTACAGAGATTTTAGTAACTTCTATTACTACTGACGAAGGCCTTCTAGCCCCCTATGCTATTGGAGAAATTAATCTTCAAGTGCGTTATCAAATCATGTAATAAGGCATATTGCCTTACCTAGTCTTATAAGAGCATATACAGATAAATATCTAGTCAGCGCTTTGACGAGACTTCACCATCAAGGAGAAATCTATGGCAATTAATCTAAGTAGAAATACAAAAGTATACTTCACATCAAACGTAAGTCAATCAACTGGTGCTATTCCAGATGTTATGACTAACTTCAACTCTTCAAATACTTTTGAAATTCAAGTACAAGATGGGTACTCTTTCAGTCAAGGTACTAATCAAACAACAATTCAAATCTCTGAATCAGGTGCTACACCTACTCGTGGTCAGCGCGCATTCAATACATCACTAAATGCGGTAGAGTTCTCATTCTCTACGTATATTCGTCCTTTACTAAGTACTAACGTTAGTGCTGCTGAAAAGGTTCTATGGAACGCTCTATTAGGTTCCAAGGAGCTAGATGCTATTGGTGCTGGAGTTACTGGACTAAGCCGCGCAGCAACTACTGGCCCCGGCGCCTCTGTAGCTACTGTAATAACTGTTGCTACATATGCAATCGGTGATATTATCAATCTTAACGGTGCTACAAGTGCTGGCGATTGGAATCAGGCTGCTATTGTTACAGCTGTTCCAGCTGTAGGAACTTATACAGTAGAACTAACAAAAGCTCCTGCAGTCGCATCTGGAACAACTGCTACCGGTACTCTAAAGGCCTACACAGGTCAATGGGCTCAAGGTGCTGGCTTCAGCTATGCTTCAACTATGGGTTCCAACAAGAATCAATTACAGAAGTTTGGTATGATCTTCGTAGTTGATAGCGTAGTATACTTAGTTGATAACTGTGCGCTAGATCAAGCAAGTGTTGATTTCGGACTAGATGCTATTTCCATGGTTGCATGGACGGGTAAAGGTACTACTTTAAGACAGGCTGGTAGTGTTATTACTCGTGCCGCATTGTTAGGTGTAGCACAGGCAGTAACAACCACTGCTAACTATATTACTAATAAGTTATCTACAATGACTCTAGAAAGTAACATTGGCGGTGCACAGAATACTGATACTGCTTCAACCACCTATGCTATCCCAATTACTGGTGGTAACATCACTATTGCTAACAACATTAACTATCTAGTTCCTACAAACTTAGGTATCGTTAATACAGCGATCGGATACTACACAGGTCAGCGTTCTATCACTGGTAACGTTACAGCTTATCTACGTACTGGTGGTAGTGGTACAACTGCTGCAGACTCAGGACAGCTATTAAATGCTCTACTAACAGGTTCTGCTACTGTTACTGAACCTAAGTTCCGTGTACAGCTCGAAATGGGCGGCAAGGCTAGCGCAATTCACCTTGAGTTCGATATGCCTGGTACCGTTCTACAGATCCCTGCAGTTAACGTTGCAGACGTCGTTGCTACTACAATTAACTTCGTTGCTCAGGGTTACACTCCTGATGTAAACGGAGCTAGCGTACCTAGTTTCGATATCACCAAGACTAATGATCTAACTATTCGTTATTTCTCAGCCTAAATAGTTTTACAGGGAGGCGGCTTGATCACCGCTTCCTCTTTTTCTCTTATATATAACAAAGGATACAATCCATGTCAATTGACAAAGTTTCAGCCCCTAGCCTATCCCTAAAGTCGCTTCTAGTTCCTAGTAAGCTAGTAGAGGTAGAATTCCCCGGATTTAGTGGCTTTAAAGTTCAACTATCTTTCCTATCTCGCGAAACCTTAGTAGGTATTCGTAAGAAGGCTACAAAGATTACATTTAAGAATCGCCAACCAACAGAAGAACTAAATGATGATTTATTTCTACAGCTATACGTAGCTGCTAGTATTAAAGGATGGACGGGTTTCAAACTATCTTATCTAGAGCAATTAGCACCAGTTGATCTAACAGGTCAAGACATGAATGCTGAACTAGACTATAGTGAAGAAAATGCTCTATTCCTAATGAAATCTTCAAGCAACTTTGATTCATGGGTTAGCGAAAATGTAACAGAACTGGGAAACTTTCAGAAGATCAGCGCAGCCAAGTAATTGCACAGTTAGAGTCATACTTTCAGAATAACGCTGTAGGTATGACTCGTGAGCAATATCTTGAAATGTGCGAGATGCTGGGTAATGAACCTGTAGAATCTGAGATTCCAATAGAGTTCGAAGATCTAGCATTAGAAGTACAGGATGCGTTGCGTATCTATGGAAGCTTACAGGATAACTGGGACTATATGGGAGGTAACTATATAGGAAAGAATCTTGCAGGCTTCAAGGATATTCTAGAGATATATGAAGTAGACAAAGCTGATTACAGATCAATATATGAAATGATTTTAAATATTGATCGAATCAGAGGTAAACAAATTGCTGATAGCAAACCGAAGAAGTAAAAGCCTCCTCTAGTAGGGGGCTTTTTTACGCCTCGCAGAAAAATACAGGCTTGACTTGTGCTACCCTCGATGGTATAATTGTAGCAAATGTAAGTATACATAAATTTTTTATACTGGCAACACCAGGAGTAGATATGGCAACAGACAATACAGTAAAAATTGGTATTAACGTATCCGATAGTGGTTCTACCGCAAAAATAACAAAGAACGTAGAAGTTTTAAGGGATCTATTAATAAATACTGCTGCAAGAGCTGCTAAAATTAACATAGGCGGCGGTAGCACATCTACGTCTAGAACAGTTGGTGGTGGAGCTGCTGCTATTGCTTCAGGTGGAGCTGCTGCTAGTGCTTCAGGTGGAGGTGCTAAGCCACCTGG